CCTAGCCCCAAATCTTCTTTTACTTGATCGCGAAATTCAATTAAATGCTTAATGTCAGTCTTGGCTCGAATAGGGTTAGGACTATCCACTAATTGAGTAACCTCATCCATAAACAAAAAAGCTTGTTGCACATCGTCTTTTAATTGATAAAACTTGCTTAAACTTTCAGCCATAAAATTTGAGTCCGTAGTTAGTCCGCGATCAGTCCGTACTCAATATTATAGCTATTTATTGTGCAATCCTAGGGGATAAAGTCTCGCGAGATAATAAAAAGATGGGCGAAAAGCTTACAACATTTGAGACGGGTAATGGCGCTAAAGTCGAGATCGTGCCTTTAGGTAACGGCTGCTATTAAGAACGCGACTACTGTTCCAGTATCTTATAGCGTTGCAACGGCTGGGCAAACCATTAAGATCCCTGCTGGAACTTGTCTGCCATTTACCGATCCAGTAACTGGAAACGTAGTTAGCGCAACGGTTACAACTGCTGTCAGCACGGCGTTAAGCACTGGAACTGGTCCATATACTGCCACTGGCTCAATTGCACTCGATGCGAACCATCTAGCGATCCCAAATAACAGCACTAGCTCTAACTTTATCCCTCTTGGAGCGCGTTCAACAGCTACAGGTACAGTAACCCTCGCTGATGAACAGTTACGAACCTTTGACTCGACCCTATTTGATCAAGGTCAAATCGTTAGTGGCGCGGGTGAATTTAGCTGTGATGGTGCATTTAGCTCTATCGATGCTGGGCTAACTACCGTAGCCAACTTGACGATTGGCGCAACTGCGATCGATGGGACAACCGTGATTTCAACTCCAGGGAATTATATGTGGGTAGTTGTCACTACTCCGCCCCCAGCGGCTGGCTATACATCGGGATTGGTTCGCCGTGCTATCTGCTATTGCACAGACCAGACTATTGACGTACAGGCTGGAGCGATTAGCAAGCAATCGTTACCTTTCAAAGCTAACGGAAGTGTATTCACAGATCCCGCAGTCGTAACTTAATGCATGAATATCTAATCTCTCCTAAAGCATACGCAATAAGCTGCAAGCTAGACGGCAAGCAGCTTATTGCCGAAATGCTTTATCTAAGGGAAGAGTTTACGCAAGAAACAAAAGTGGATTTATACAGTGGCGATCGCGTTTTGGTTGCCACTGTATTAATCCCAAAGACTGACATTAATACACATCAAAATATCACTTTGCAAATATGCTAATTTTTGAGATTGAGCAAAAGCCTCCCTTTAAATCTAAAACCGTTTTTGGTGTTGAAATTCCTTTACTAGGGGAATTAACCGTAGATGAAGCGATTGCAGTCGATAAAGCGATCGCTATTGATTTAAGCTCGACTAGTGCCAATACTGAGTGGAAAATCGTACAGGTATCGGCATGGTTGGCAGTGCGATTATCTGTAAGCCGTGAAGAAATTACAGCACAACTCAAAAAGTCAATACTTTTGATCGAGGCTTTGTGGCTAACTTTTGTATCTGAACGCGAGGGAATTACTGAAAACTATGAACTTGATGAACCCGTGACTGAGGGAAAGGACGGAGGTCCAACCGTACCGTTAAAGACATCGAGGAAGAGTGGAATCAAATCTACCTCAAACTCACAGGATCAAGATTCCGAGACAAATTTAGTGGAGATTTCGGGTCTACTCGAATCAGCGTAATTAGGCAATATCTTGCTTATATTAACGAGCAAGAGTTACAGCGATCGGCAGAACTAGAGGTGATTGCGGCGCGAAATACGTTAGCTACTGGTGATTTTAAAGACCGTGAGAAAGCCTTTAGATCGCTTACCCCTTCACTGCAAGCATTGCGTAGAATGCAAGCCAAAAAGCGGATGTCTGTAACCTTTGCCAAGAAGTTTGCTTTGCTGTTTAAGAAAGGCAAGATCCCGAATTGGGTTGTAGAAATTTGCGATTACGAGACGATTGAATTATTAGCTGGTGATTAAATATGAAAAACATCCATGCAGTCTTATCGCATCATATTGCTGATGAATTTATCGACATTTTTGGGCTCGATAATCCATTAACAATTAGTTGTTTTTGGAGTATTGAAAAAAATATTGGTAATAGTGATTTAACGATCGCGCCAATTACTAAACAATACGATGAACCATTGAGTGACTCTACTAACTATTTAATAATTGCAGCCCCGTCTCGTTTTTTGATTGATACTAATCGGAATACTTTTTTAGATCAAAATCAAGGATTAAGCGTTGATTTGCAAATTGTAGAAATTTTAATAGAGTCAACTTTAAAAGATGTTGGTTTTACACCTGAAATAGTAAAACTAAGGCGTAAATCTTTAGAGTATAAAGGCGAATCAGTCCATGTTATCCCTATTGATGACTTGAGAGAACACGATGAAAATAATGACGGCTCTTGCTGGTGTAATCCACGCATAGAACAAGAAGAGAACGGACGAGTAATTATTCATAACCCTCTTGATGGAAGGGAGATTTTAGAAAGCCTTGATCTAAAGCGCAAAGACATCCCCAATCACCTTGCCTTAGTTGCTAAGCACTGGCTACCCTCCAGCGATACAGACGATCTAAATGTAGCGATCGCTTTGAGATGGTTGCAAAAAAGGCATAAGTATTTGACCCCAACTCTAGGGGCAGAAGAAGCTTTAACCGTTTCTTTGGTTAATTATTTCGACACTTTTTTAAGAAGTTTGATTGAGGGTGATTGATATGGCTGATGAAAATTATGCAATTAGAGTAAGTTTTGATGGCATCGACAAGGCGATCAGTGACATCAAAACTTTGCAATCTGCGATCGGTAATATCAAAGCACCCGTCTTAAATTTGGGCGGCGCGGAATCAGCAAAAATTGCTGAAGCTTCGCTCAAAAAACTACAGCTAGAAGTTGATGCTTTAGAGAAGAAAAAGGCACAAAGCGGCGCAAACGACGCAACTAGATCGGCTGCTTTTATTTCGCAACTAGAGAGGCAAAAAGCAGCTAGCGCTGTACGGGTATCAGATGGCGCTGACAAAGAGGCGGCGCGAGTTGCACAAGAATTACTACGATACAAACAGCAATTAGCAGCTATAGATGCAAAGCTGATTAATCCTGCTGATATTGCTAACGCTAAAGCTCTAGCGAGTGAAATCAATAAACTTAATCTCGACAAAATCAAGAAAGGTTTTGACGATGCGAGTCCTGTAACTTTTAATCAGTTCATTGGCGCTACTACTGAGAAAGCGCGAGATTTAGCTGAGCAACTACAAAACACATCGCAGACATTAGAACGGATTGGCACTACTTTCAATCAAGTTTCTAGTGCTGCTAATCAAGCTTTTTTGGCTTTTGATACTGCCAAAACTAAAGTAGCGACATTATCTACTCAATCTAACGCTTTTGCTAATACAGCTATCAAGCTATCAAAAGATTTAAACAATCAAGTAACCAGCACCGAAATATTAACAGCACAATACGAAATTCTATCTAGTGGATTTATTAATGCTGCTGATGCATCAGAGATTGCCAGAGTATCGGTATTAGGTGCTAAGGCTGGTTTTACTGACACAGCTACGGTAGCTGATGCAACTACCTCAATTTTGAATGCCTATGGTTTAGCTGCTAGCGATGCTGCTAAGGTAGTAGACCAATTAGCAGTAGTCCAAGATAAAGGTAAAACTACAATCGGATTATTTGCTGGTCAGCTTGGTAAAGTTGCGCCAATTGCTGCAAGTGCGGGCGTAACACTAAACGAGTTAAACGCTGCCATAGCAAGCGTTACGATTAAAGGCGTTAAAACCGAGACTGCGGTTAGTGGTATTAGACAGGCGATCGTCAACTTGGTTAAGCCCACGCAATCCGCACGAAAAGCATTGGAGGCTATTGGGATCACTAACGCTGCTACAACGCTTAAAACTGAAGGATTAACAGGTGTACTCAATCGATTAAAAGCGGCTGGCTTAACCACCAGTAGTCAGCTATCTAAAATCTTTACAGATATTGATGGTTTAACTGCTGTTGTCCCTTTACTTAACGACGACCTTAAGAACTTTAATGAGAATCTAGTAGCTGTTGGCAATGCTTCGGGCAAAGCGCAAATTGGTTTTGATGTTGTTGCTAAATCTGCTGAAGGGAAAATAACAACAGCAATCAACAAAATCAATGAAGCTTTAGTAAATTTAGGACGTGGTACACAAACAGCTTTTGCTCCATTAATAGCGG